CTCCAAAAATGGAAAGAAATTACCCTCTCTGGAGACTCCGATTACAAAGAACAAATTAGCAAGCATTGGAATGTTCCGTCGTCTCAGTATAATTCATATCGTTGTCAATATCTCGGCGGTTTTGCCCGTAATCTTGATGTGTCCGAAGTAATTAATACCAACCTTCAAGGAGAAGATGGCGTAGCTGATATTGCCGGTCGAGGTCTTTCTGCTTCTAATGGTAATATTCATTTCAAAAACAAGGACCTTTATGGTCTAATAATGTGTATTTATCATGCAAAGCCTCTTGTAGAATGGAACTCACTGAATATACTCCATCCCTGCTTGACAAAGGTAAAATCTACGGATTATGCTATTCCTGAGTTTGATAGTATTGGTATGCAGCCTCTTCTTCGTTTGAATATTATGTACGGCGGAAATTCTCCTACAGCTCCTGCAGGTTATGTTCCTCGTTATGCTGAATACAAGACGGATTTGGACATGTATAAAGGTTCGTTTGCAACTACAAATGCAAATTGGATTCTACCCCATACCCTTTCTACGGTCAGTCAGACGCAAACTCCGCTCACTTACCGTGCATTTAAAGTACCCCCTACGATTTGTGATAATATGTTTATCTCAAAAGCTGATAATACAACAAATTCAGACCAATTGTTAAATACTATTTATTTCGATGTAAAAGCTGTCCGGAATCTTTCTCGCGATGGCATGCCGTATTAATATGAAAAAAGAATATATCTGGTTTATAATAGCCGCTTTATGTTTGGTAGTAGGTGCATGCACCATTACCATTCAAATACAGAAGGACAATACAAACAGTAGTTTTGAAAATTCTTCTACGAGTTCAAATAGCGCAGATTCTGCAAGTGTTGATTTAAAAGTTAATTAATATGTTTCAAGAAATTAGGCCCTTTGGCACAATCATTCAAGACCCTGTTGGTGTAGATTCGATATCTATTACAACCCAACCCACCGAGTTGGACGATTTTTATCATGAGAAAATCGAGGTGCTTCCAGGTGAGTTCGTAACCTTTATTACTACGGACATTTCGCTTTTGTTCAATCAACAACGCTTAATGCAAGCTTCCCCTTTAGCTTTAGACCGTTTGGTGAATAATCTCAAAAGCGCTCGTCCTGACACCCTGAAAGGTTATACTGATGAACAATTAGCTTCTGCCGTCAAATCTCGTTATATACAGTCTGCCGCAGATATGCAAGACTATATGCGCACTGTAATGATGAATATGGATGAGGAAGTTGCTAACATTCAAATGAAACTCGCAGAACAACAAAACTCTCAAGGTTCTACGTCTCAGGAATCTGAGAGCTCCACTGAATGAGTTTCTGGACAGCCCTGGGCGCTGGTGTCTCTGGCCTTTTTGGTATAGGAAATTCTTCAATGAATGCATCCGCTCAAAATCAAGCCAACAAATATAATCTTCAAGCACAGCGTGAGACGAATCAAGCTAACATGGCGATTAACCAATCGCAACTTGATTATGCAAGTAAGATGTACCAAGACCAAGTCGCCCAGCAATGGAAAATGTTTAATACAACCAATGCATACAATTCACCATCAGCGCAAAAACAAAGGTATCTTGATGCCGGATTGAACCCTTACATGATGATGGGCAATCAACCCGCAGCTTCAGCCTCTTCTATGCCTACTGCAGGTGTTCCTAGCCAATTGCCTATGCAAGCTGGTCGTATTGAAGCTTTCAACCAATGGAATTTAGGCAAAGGATTGAGTGATGCTGGTATTTTCGCAAATGTCGACGCTACCTTGGCATCTGCAGAGAAGTCTAAGGAAGAAACCCGTAGTATAGCTCTTCAAAATGAGTATTTCCGCCGCAATCAAGAAGCTGACCTTGCAATAAAAGTCTTAACGGCTAATAATCTCGATAAGGATGATAAGCGTAAGATGCTAAGTAATAACCTTTTTGAAGATACTTATCAATCTCAGGTGCTGAAATCTAGGTTGGAGCCGCATATGATGCAATATACGATGAATCATCTACAGTCTCAGATAGATTTGAATCAGATAATGGGTCAAATTCAGAATCTCAATCTCGACACTGGTCGCCAAATGCAACCATTACTACTCGAACGTGCAGCTCGTGAAATTGAGGAGATATGCTCCCGTCGCGATTTGAACTACGCTCGAAAAAAGGAAGCGGTCGCTAATGCCCTTGTACAAGGTCAAAATTACAAGAATATGCCTAAGTATAAGCAAGACGAGGTCCGAAAAATGGCCACTTCTATCGTGTCAGAATATGTAGTTATGCCTGAAGAGTGGAATCAAACTTTTCGTGGTATTAATGATGTACTGAACGCCGCAGGCAAGGCCGCTGATATTTTCTCTATCGGTCGGTATTTTCGTCCGAAAGGCAAGAAATCTTCGCCTGTCGAAGGAATTCCCGCCCCTGTTTGGTACCAGTAGTTTCGTTTCGTTAGAACAGGAGAGCGTTTTGCCCTCCTGTTTTTGCATAGTGTCGCCAACTGCATAGCCCTCAAATTTTTTTTCTTTTTTCTTTTGACAAGCTAAAATTTGGCATGGAGTAGATTAGGACAATCAGTTGGCATAATTTAATAGAAGCGTAGCGCCTGTTAAATTATGGTAACGCCTATTGGCCTAATATACGGAATACCTACCTTTGCTTTTCAAAATAAATAAGAAATAAAATTTACCATCAGCACACCATCAGCACATCATCAGCACACCATCAGCACACCATTAGCACACCGTTAGCACACCATTAGCACACCATCAACGTATTTCCGACACTCGGGGTGGGGCTTTAATGCAACTTGTTGCATGGTGGCCCCACCCCGAGTGTCATGACTTCCCTAAGAAGCTCGTAACACCTAATGTGTCCACTCAAATACACTTCGTCAATCAACCTTTTTTTGTATGGATAATCTGCGCCTCCTTCAGGAGGAAGCGTCTGCGACACCGATGCGCTTTATTTAGATTAGGATACGAAGTCACCACTATTTCCGGAACGGCAAAATCTTCCCCCATCAATTTTGCTCTCTCCTCTTGGCCTACTTATGAAATAGTGACTAACTCTTGCATATTTAAAATGTATTCCCTATCTTTGTACCATGAGTTGCTTACATCCTATAGAAATTGTAAATGCAGCCGGGAATTTGCTTCATGTTCCTTGTGGCAAGTGTTGTGCATGTTTGAATAAGAAACGCTTTGATAATCAAGCAAAGGTTGACCTTCACATGCAAAAGCATAAGTACAATTTATTCTTCACTGCAACATATTCTGATAGGTATCTCCCTACGTACAAAGTATCTCGTGTGTCTAATTCTCGTATGGTGATAGAGCAAAAAACAGAACGTCAACTTTTTAATGACCCGTTTATGCATAAGCTTTGTTTTACGTATAAGTCAGAGGAAGATAAGCGTTTATATGAACTTCCCTTTCAACGCAAATATCATCCTACTCGTAAAAATAGACGCGCTCATGTAGGCACTCATTTTGATTTGATTCATCAGCGTGACTCTTTTGGAGTCCTTTCAAAAAGAGATATTCAATTATTTTTAAAATCAATACGAAATGAAACAGTTAGAAAACAAAAAGATGGAGTTCTCCGAGGTCCTTGTAAATTCTCCTACTATATTTGTGGCGAGTATGGTCCCGAACGCTTCCGCCCGCATTACCATGGTATCATCAGCACCAACGATGAAGGATTCGCAAAGTTCTTATCCGAAGCTTTACCTAAAATTTGGACATTGGGTGATTTGCGTATCGAGTATTCCAAGGGAAGTTCCGCTGGAAACTATTGTGCGGGATACGTTAACAGCTTTGCACGTTTACCTAAAATATACAGCTACAAACGTTTTAGGCCTTTCGTCCTCCATTCTACGTACTACGGTTATTCACCGACTGAGGACCTTAATAAAGATATCGCAGAAATTACCTATCAATATCTTGCTGAACGAAACTATCTCATTAATGGTAAGTTACGTACAATTTCTCCCTCCCTTTCGTTTCAACATCATTTATTCCCCCGATGTTTTAGATATGACGAAAGCCCTAGGTATGTCCTTTTCTTACGGTATACACTCGTATCTCGATTGGCTGCTTCGATTAGGCGCGAGTCGGGAGTCTACCCTGAATCAATCTCTGAAATGATTTCTTATTTAAATACAGGTAGGACAAAATATGATATATCTATTGCTTCTGGAGGTTACACTCTTGATTATCTTTTTCGTGGCAGCTCTAATATCACTAGTGCTGTCAGGTCGGCGCTCTATTTATCTTCCCGTTTTTTTCGGTTGTGTGACCGCTACAATCGTTCTCCTCGTGAGTATTTTGATATTATACGACGATATTATGAGGATAAGTCATCCGCAGACTATCTTCGATTTTGTAGGAGTAGAGCTTCTAGGCCTATAGACTATCCTCTCGAGGATTATGTATTTGATTACACAAATATTTCATCTGAATCTGACCCCGTGATGTATTTGAAATCCGATATTCCGGACAAACGTTCTTCTTTTAAGCGGCTTTTTTATCTATCTTTATTTCTTGGTAAGGATTTCTATGATTTAGTTAAACATAATTCATCCTTTCATAATAGTTATAGGTATAAAGAGTTGTATATGAATCATTCTCGCACTTTTGAGAACTCTATAAAACATAAAAAACAAAATGAAAAAAATTGCATTTTTGAATAAAAAGTCTATTGTATTTGACTTTAATGAATACCCCGATAGGGAGTCTATAGAATATTTGGTCCATGTATCATTTAAAGGTAAGCCTTATGATTGCATGATTTTTTCAGATTTTGAAGATTTGATTACGTATGCCCGCTCTCATGAATCTTACGGACTGACTTACGAAGTTGTGATGCGCGCCACCACAGAGTATCAGTGCAAGATTTCTTTTGATGGCGAGCTACCTTTTTAATAACTATTTAATTTTTATTTTATGGCAAACATCATGGATTTTAAGTCGGTGAAAAATAACGTTCATCGCGCCGGATTTGACCTTTCCTCCCGTATGTGTTTTACCGCAAAGGTTGGAGAGATGCTTCCGATTAAGCATTGGGATTTACTACCTGGTGACTTTTTCAGTATTGATGGTAAAAGTTTTATGCGAACGCTTCCTGTCCAGAAGGCTACATTTGGACGTGTTCGTGAGTATTATGATTTTTATTTTGTTCCGTACAACCTTCTTTGGGATAAATTTGAATCATGGATTGTTCAAACTAAAAACGCCTATCACGCTAAAAGTAACCTAGCTGCTGCGGATAATTTTACCACATCTCCGTATTTGACAGATGTTGATATTGCAGGCGCTCATTCTACAATGGGCTCTAAAGAATCTCAGGCGTATCTTGATTATTGGCACGCAGGTACGGATAAAGCAAAATATGCTCAAGGAGATATGTCAAAACTTCTCACTTATCTTGGCTACCCTGTGACTTTAGCTCCTTCCGGTGTAGAGAATGTTGCATTATCTCCATTCCCCCTTTTGGCATATCATAAAATATATCAGGATTATTTTCGTTTTTCTCAATGGGAAGATGCTGCACCTTGGACTTATAATTTGGACTATATTTTGTCCGAAGACAAACTTCATATGGACATTTCTGGTATGATGTCTGGCCGTACAGCTAATACGCCTACTATTTTCACTCTTCATCATGTGAATTTCGATAAAGACCTTGTAAATGGTATGCTTCCCCAACCACAGTATGGTGATGTTGCTATAGCTGGTCCACTTACAGGTGATTTTTCAGGACTTAATGCTGTTTGGAAAACTGGTTATCGAAAAACTTTAACATACGAAATGGCAGCCCATCAAGCAGGCCATGAATTCTTTCCTCTTGGATATGACTCTTCCTCTACTACGTCTGGTAGTGGTATCAGTCCTTCAACTATTAGAGGGAATGGATATAATGGAAGTCCGATTCGTCCAGCTTTAAATCTTGCATCTCCTGTTGACAATATTCCATTTCCTATTTCTGGCTCAAATATTTCCGCTGGCCTTTCTATTCTCGTTCTTCGCCAGGCCGAAGCCCTCCAAAAATGGAAAGAAATTACCCTCTCTGGAGACTCCGATTACAAAGAACAAA